TTTAATTTTGTACAGATAAGGGGTGGTCTCGAGACAAAAGTTCAGCAACGCCACCCTTTAAAACTAACAAGCGACAAGCTCAAGCGACAAGCTCAAGCGACAAGCTCAAGCGACAAGCGAGAAGGGATAATATGAAAACATACAAAATACAAGCGACTGAAATTAATCAATGGTTTAAAGAAGTAAAAGCAAAAACAGAAAAAGATGCTTTAAAAAAAATAAATGAGTATTGGAGTGGGGACAAAAACAATTTTTCATTTGAAAATTTTGAAAACGGTAAGACAGAAACTAATTTTAAAATTATAGATTAACAAGCGAGCGAGCAGAAGGAATAATATGAAACCTAAAGAAAAAAGAGAGCGCAAGCTAAAAGCGTGGATATTAAAATATATTAGAAATTTAAAAAAATTACCTAAACTTCCCAAACCAAATAAAGAAGGTAAAATTGGTATTGAGTGGTTGCAAGTTGAGGAAGATATTTATTTAACAGCTAAAGATCAATTTTATGGTGTTTATGGTTATGGTAATGACAAAGATTGGAATGACGGCAAAATGTCTTGGGTTTTTTGGTATGTATGTGATGAAGTAGAAAATTTAATTAATAAGTTAAAACAACAAGCGAGCGAGCAGAAGGGATAATATGATAAACCCAAATAAAAAATTAAAAGATATGACAAAAAAATTAGATGATATTTTAGATTGGTTAGTTGATAGCCCAATGGATAATAAAGACTATAACGATATACATAAAATTTTTAATAAATATTTAGAAATAGAAGAAAATCAACAAGCGAGCGAGCAGAAGGGATAATATGAAAAAAGAAAAATATAAACTACCAGAACATTATTTTTGTATTAATGATTTGACACCTGGATTTGAAGTTGAAGAGTGTATTATACAAGAGTGTGAAAGTGCGGGGCTAGAGATAACAGAAGATGAAGAGTTAGCGAGCGAGCGGGGTTATGACCGAGCATTTGAAGTTGTTAACCCATACAAAGATAAACTTAAAAAAGTTTTAGAAATTTGTAAAACTAATATGAAAGTTGATTGGGTTAGTGCAGATATGGAAGTCTGTGAAGAGTTTGGAGAAATTGTTAAAATAATAGAGGAGAAGTAATGACACAAAGAGATGAAGGACACAATTATAGAGATAGTAAGAATAGGGCTATGGAGTACGAGCGCAAGCAGAAGTATAAAGCAATCATTGATATGGTTATAAGGTGGTTGGATTCTAATATAGATGAGTGGGAGGATGATAAAACAAAGTATGTTTTGAATTCTGATGATCAAAAACAAATGATTGAAAAAAATGCTGTTGCTGATGATAGTAGAGATTTAAAAGAAAAAATAGAACTAGCATTAGACCCAAGCACAACCAAAAGAGAAATAGAGGATGGGGATTTATAAAGTAAAAGAGGGGTCAGTATCAGTACCAATTGCAAAGCAAGGTAGGTCGTAAGCCACCCCTCATAAGGTTTACTATTAATGCAGTTGATTTATACGGTAATTTACGCTAAAAGTCAAGTTTATGGGATTACCAAAAAACTTAACAGAACGACAACAAAAGTTCGCAGAATTACTAGTATACAACGAGGGGCGCAAGAGCCCGAGCGAGTGTGCTTATGAGGCAGGGTACAAGACTAGACCCCGTCAGGCTGCGAGCGAGCTACGAAATCCTAAAATTGCACCATTGGTTGTTAAATACATCGGTGAGTTGCGAGCAGAGATACAAGAAAAATACGGGATTAATTTTGAAAAACACATTAGCGAACTAGCAAAGCTACGAGAAGATGCGCGAGCTAAAGGGGCCTGGAGTGCTGCGATTAACGCAGAGATTGCAAGAGGTAAAGCGGGTGGTTTATATGTGGATCAGAAGTTAGTCTTATCTGGAAATTTAGACAATATGTCAGAGAAAGAATTAGAATCTAAAATGAAACAAATTTTAGATGATCACAAAACTTTAATTAATATTACCCCAGAAGAAGAGATAAAAGAATCAGTAATAGAATCAAACCTTGATAGTGATTCAATTCAGAAATAATTTTACTATATAATCTTCTTGGAAACTTTTTTACTAGTGCCCACTTGTTTATAACTGGTTTGTATTCCATTTGAGTCTGGCCCTTTCCTTGGTGGAAGTTGATCCCATTTTACATTAGGCATATTCTTTGTCAACGTAGGATTAAAGATTCTATTAAACTCTTTTTTGTACGTATCATTGGATGGTCTTGATCTACCATCATAACTAAACTTTTTATTTTTCATTTATCTTTTCCATTTTTACTATACATCCTCTTGGAAATACATTCCTATCTGAAAATAATTCATCATTAGCTTCATAGCTTGCAAAGGTTCTAACATTCTTTTTATCTTTGTTAAGCAAGTATGCGTGAGTTATCATTTCAGATGGCATAAAACCTTCTGCTGTATGTAGATCTGCGTGCCCGCTGTCCCCGGTGATATCCAACCACGTGATTTTGTAGAAATAATATCTTTTCTTTTTAATAACAACAGATTTGTATTTTGATTTTTTAAGTTTTCTCATATCAATCCTTATACTATAGGGGAATTTTTAGGCAAATTTGTTTTTACAAAAACCAAAAAATCCTTCGCGCGCCGAGTACATAAAAATAAACAGCCAATACCAATGCTTATTTAACACCTATGCAGTCACTGCATATACTAACCATACTTTTAGGGGTGTGCCAGAGCAAAATCGTCTACTATTCAACAATACTGTCAAGTGTGCCATACTGTGCCACCAAAAAACGACCCTTTGGCACACCTATTAGTCAATAATACCAACGATAATAGGTCAAATTTGGACTTTGTGCCACTGTGCCACCAATAAAAAGTGATCACTGAAAAAAAAAATTACCCTAGAATTCCCCTTATGTGCGGAACACTTTAGAATGATTCTAAAGTTTGTATGGTTTTGTGCCTATTTTTATTATTTTTTTCACACCAGGGCCCTGTATATCTAATGTTGCGTATGGTTTCCAAGACTTTTTTATTAGATTTAACTCTAAAATAAAGTTTGACCACTGCTTTGGTGATATATCTTTGCTTTGTATTACTACTTTTTTCATAATTTTACAGGGTTTCCACTCTCGCTTCCACCCCGTTCCCCGAGGAAATCATTTACTATACGTGGTAGATTGTAAGTGAAGGTACTTTGGATCCTTCTTCAACACTATACGCCAAGCTGAAGAACTGTTTATCTTACCTATTAATCTACTTTCTTGTAATTCTATTTTACCAATCTCATTAAGACCGCCGTGATCGTTTTCCATATAGATAAAACAATCTGATATAGCTGTGCCTTTGTTGCCATTACTAAACTTATCTAGTATCTGTTGAAAATCTCTTAATCTTAAACTCATTTGTTTAACCTATCATATGTAATTTTTGGATACATTTCTTGATATCTTCTTGCCACATTTTTGACACCTTGATACCACTTTTCCTTCCACATCTCTTTTATCTCTTTACTTTCAGCTTTGTAATAAGCATTTGCTATCTTATCCAACATTGCTTGATCTTTGTTTATAGTACTCATCCACCCTCCTTAAAAAGTCGTGTTTATATTTTTGAAATTCCTTACCTTCAATAACGAATTCCTGGTAGTAATTGTCTTTACTACACATCATCACCACACCTTTGGTAATTTCTGTTTTATAGATAAAATTGTGGGCCATTGCATAGGCCGCCAATTGAAGACAGTAATCCCCGATCCACTCTCGGCGCTTCGGTTTGTTCGTTTGTTTAAAATCTATTATACTTTCGCGTCCTTGATAAACTCCACACATATCGGTCTGACCCGCATACAGTCCAGGATACCTTAACGTACACTCGACACCCCATACTTCAT